TTTATAAGGTTGGTGGAGAATATATGAGAGATGTTAAGTACCACACAAATCCAGTACACAAGACATCATTTCATTACCTAGAGTCTGACCTACCATATTTGTCAACTGAAGACGATTCCTTTGAAGAAGTCTTGCCATACCTAGAAAACCTTTTTCCAAATCCATCGCCCTATGAACTTGACAGATAAAAGCTGACAAGGTATAATGGATACATGACAAAACCAGATTGGGCAGAGAGACTGCAACGCACATTTAAACGTAAGTATGACCTTGGATATCACGAAGGTCAAAAGTTTGGATATGATGAAGGCTTTATGGTTGGTTCCAAAAAAGCTGTGACAGAATCTCGCAGAGTATTCGTAAAACTTATTCAGCAGGAAATCAAAGCGGTATCTGAACCTATGATGGTGGACAAAGAGTATCTAGATGGTCTAGAACGTGCTATTGAAATTATTAAAAAAGGTAAGTAATGGAACATAATCTATTTGAAGTAGTATTTGGTATTGACCACATCATTGCAGAATTCTTTTGGAATGCTGTGTTTGCATTGGTAGTTTTTGCGGTATCAAAAGCAAAACTATTTAGCAAAATTCATAAATATATTGACGACAAGCACAAGATTACTCACAAGCAGGGAGAGTATTAATGGATGAAGAAAAGTTTAAGAAGTTATTTACTGACAGTATTCCAGTAGTAAATAACGTTCAAAATATGAAGAACTACCTAACAATGTCTCGTGAACTACTAGAAGACTACAAACGCTATGCAGCAAAAGAAAAGCAGGATAGCATCATTAAGTTTTTGGAAGAGCTTGATAGCAGTGATGATGAAATAAATCTTAAGGGTGCTATCGTTCTTTTGAAAGAGCAATCTAAAAATCAGAATAAGGAGTAATATGCTAAAGCCACTAGAAGACCGTGTGATTCTTAAGCAAGAAAAAGAAGAAGAAAAGAAGTCTGCATCTGGACTAGTTTTATCTGCTATGGCAGAACCAGAATCAAATATTGCCATAGTCGTTGCAGTTGGTGAGGGTCGTGTGCTTCCAAGCGGAGAACGTGTTGATATGGATGTTGCTGTAGGTGACAAGGTTGCCTTCAACCCATACGCTGTTCAAAAGCTGGAACATGACGGTGAAGACTACATGATTATCTTTACTAAAGATATCTTAGCAATTATTGAAAATGAGTAAAAGGGCTAGACACAGGCTTCCGTATACTTTTTTGAACTATCCATTAAAGCATTACGTCCCTTTTATAAAACAACAAACTTTTATAGCAAAAAAGATATTGCGGAACGCAGTTAGAAACGCTATAATTATAGTAACAAATGCGTATAACGCAACCAACAAAGTAATAAGGAGAAAAATAAATGAGTACAGAAGAAACTCAGCCACAAACAATCGTAAATAATTATTCGCTTGACATTCGTGGTTTTATTAATGATGCTATTCAGCAGGAACAGTCAAGAATCACCGATATGCTAGTACAAGCAAAGATTCTACGACCAACGGATGATGGAACTGGTTTGGTTGGCATTGTGTATGCTAACTGGGAATCCCGTAATGAAGAGGGACACCAACCAGAACTTAGTCTAGTGACCCTTGGTGGTCAGCCTGAGCCTGAAGTAGCAAATGACAGCACAGACAATTAATGTTCTTGACCACGGTTATGTCCGTCTTGTTGATACTCTTGGTAATGACTTATCTGTGGTTAACGCTGCTCGTGTTTCATACGATAAGGAATCTACGGAGTTCACCCCACGTGACGAAAAGCTTATACAGTTTCTCGTCCGTGAGGGTCACACGTCGCCATTTCGCCACGCTGCTCTTACGTTCGAAGTCTATGCACCGCTATTCGTTGCCAGGCAATGGTGGAAGTATGCAGTAGCATCCACCCACATTGACGACCAGAATGGTTGGAATGAAAGCTCACGTCGTTACATTACAGAAGACGAACAGTTTTATATTCCATCTGCATCATCATGGCGTAGCAAGCCTGAGAATAGTAAGCAGGGTAGTGGAGAGCCAATTCATTTTAGTCTTGGTTATCATTACACTAATAAACTTAATGAGTTTATTGAAATGGGTACACAGTTATACCACGAAGCAATGAAAGATAATATTGCTCCAGAAATTGCTCGCCTGTTCTTACCTGCCTATGGAATGTATGTTCGCTGGCGTTGGACAGTATCGCTACAAGGAGTTATGACATTCCTTGACCAGCGACTAGAGCATGATGCTCAGAAAGAGATTCAGGACTATGCCTTTGCTGTTAAAGATTTGACACACAAGGCGTTCCCAGAAACTTTTAAAGCATTGCATGATTAATGGTTTGGGGCGTTAACTCAGCTGGTTAGAGTAGCGGACTCATAATCCGTCAGTCATGGGTTCAAGTCCCATACGCCCTACCAAACCCCTCGTAGCTCAGTGGATAGAGCAAGAGCCTTCTAATCTCTTGGTCGTAGGTTCGATTCCTACCGAGGGGACTACTCGGCAAGTCGTTCATATGCCCAGCCTAATACGGCTGCTGCAGTTGTATCATTGGCTATTTCTTTTTCCAAGATAAGTTCACGCAGTTTAGCAAAGAAAATATAGCGTGGGTCGGATTCGTCAATTTCATCCATCTATCAATTATACATTAATTAATTAAAGATGGTCCAGAACTTTTTCATATCTGGTAGTTTGGCAGGGTCCATAGTTTTAATACCTGCTTTACGATACATTGCTCGTGCATCTGGGTTGTTTTCAATTGCAAGGGTAACTCCCTTAAGCTTTTTAGCGGTCTCATACTTATATTCATTATCAGAAAGAGGACCAGGATTCATATAGATTCTTGAGAATCGAACACCAGCAGCGTGAAGTGCTCTGACCGTCTCTGCTTTTTGTTTTGGAGACCTTCCAGTAACGATATAGATTGGACCATCAAGAGTCTTTATATAATCAATGGTACGCTGAATAGGGTGTGTACCAGCCCTGAGCAGGGTATCGTCAATATCAACAATAATAGCCATAATTATTTTACCTCCAAATGACATTCACAGGAACATTTAAGACCCCATGATATTTCAATGACACACCTGGTATGATTACCATCAATGCACCATCCAAACTTACTCGTCCCCATCGTCCCTGCCCCAGTATTCATCTTTTTCGTCAGCCAGCTTTGATACTAGAAGTAAAATAGCCATGCCAATAATAACGAATAATCCCTCAACCATTTATTTTCCTTTCAAAAAAGTCTATTAATTCTAAACCTGTAAGTTCAATACGAACGTCTCCAATTACAACATAATAAATTCTATCTGGATATATCTTGTATTTGTTTTTGTCCATAGCTTATTATACCAGAATATGGTATACTTGGTATCTAACCACGCTGGTTGACTAAGCTCCTAGCGTGGTTTTTTATTGGAGGGTAGTATGAAGTGTAACAAATGTAATACAGAAATGACCCCATTCGTATATGGATTTCCGTCTGGGGAAATGTTTGACCTAGCAGATGCTGGCAAAGTAATTCTTGGTGGTTGTGGTATTGGTGAATATCAACCTACCCACTACTGCACAGTATGTCAGGAACAATATCCATCTAACGAAGTAGAATACTTTGGCTACGATGAACTCGGCATTTAAATGTCCTACGGTGTACCTATAATAGAAGTACAAACAAAGGAGACAAATGATTAAGTTTGAAAACGGAATGCTGGTGCTAGATAGTACAGCAACCAAAGAAGATGTAGATGCAATTAATGAGTTTGCTGCACATCACAGAGACACTGCTATTAATTTAGTTAAACAACGATTGCTAAATGCCTGGGCTGCTTATGGTCAGCCAGAAGGCTCAGAGTATTTATGGTCAATGAATGAGATTAGCGATATCATTACTGGTAGGCTAGACGGCAAACATCCAGTATTCTATGATTCAGAATACAAAGGTAAAGTTCCAGAAGGTGCAATCTTTTTAGAGACTAATTAGTCTACGTTTTGCTGGGTCAAACATCTTCGGACGTTTCTTAGATGCTTTACCGTTATTGCGGTTACTGTTACGGATAGTTGCTTTTTTCGCTGCCATGTTTATATTATACACGAAAAAGAATTCACTTTAATTCATAATTCTGTTAACCTAATTAACAGATAGTGAAGTTATAATTAAAGTATTGCTAAGGAGGCAATTATGAAAAAACTACTAACAATGGCACTTGCTGCCACATTGACAGTTGGAGTGATATCT